TGGAGCAGTCCAGCCTGATCGATTGAGCCGTTGCCCTTGAGTACTGGCTTGCCACGGTTAGCGATGAAAGCGATCACCTCAGGCGCATACCCAGCCGATCCTGCAAAGTTGACCCACTCGTCAACGTCAGGCACCACGTTAAGCTGCACACTGAATCGAGTCATGAGGGCAGCGTCCTGTCGGCCATGAACGCCGGCACCATCGCATGACCTGTTAGACGCGGCGATGATCCTCCAGCCCTCGGGCAGAACGTAGTCGCCAAGCTGTCGGTCATTGATCAGCTGGTAGAGGGACGCCTGCACTGAGGCAGACCCGAGCAGCAGCTCGTCAGTGAACAGGATCCCCTGCTCGCCATCACGATCAACACGCGGCAACCAGTCGGGCAAAGCAAACGCAGTGCGCCCGTCGACAAGGTCAGGGATACCTCGGGTATCGACAGCGTCAAGCTGGGACGCTCGAACATCGATGAGACCCCACTGCTTGCCAGTCTGCTCAGAGAGAGACGCAACGATTGATTGCACAATAGATGATTTGCCCACACCGAATGCACCCCAGAGAAACACGGGGCGTACCTTGTGAGGAATAAGCGACTCGACAATGGTGGCCGCTTGGTTGAGTGACACAGTCGCAATGTTTGAATATTGCATGGTTTATTACTCCTAGTAATTGTGGCGGATTCCACAGACCCCGAAGGGTTTCGGCTGATATCCAATCAGCCTCATCAGTGTGGGAGATGTTCTCGGCGCTTGAGCTCAGAGAAACAGTAGAGTATTTCATCCTGATACTGTCCGGCCTTGGGGTTATCAGGCATTGCAGCCAGAGCCTGACGGCAGTCTTCAATGACGTACCGTAATGAATGATTGCTGCGCTGCTTGCAGTCTCGGATGTAATCGCTGTGCCAGTTGCTCATCATGATTGCACCCCGAGGATTTCGCTGGCGTACAAGCTCTCGTCCTCCTCCTTGATCTCGGAAACGATTTGTTTGAACACAGCGTACTGCTCCTGAGCCTCTCTAATCTTCTCGACTAAAGCCTTGTCCTCCAGATAAGTTTGATCCAGCAACTCACGTTGAGTCCTGTTGAAGGTGGCTCGAATAGCTTTAGCGGCAGTGATTTTGTGATTGATCATGTTGATATCTCCTAGATATGTTTCGACCTGCTGGGTCTCGTCAGTACACCGTGTCAGGTGTAGACATATGCGAGCATTGAGTGACCTCCGCCCCGCCGACATTATCCTGTGCCGTTCAGTTCCCCTCAGCTCCGGTCTTACCGTCGACCACTTGCAGTACGGTGGTTCGCTTCATTGGGGTAGGGCTCTCGCCCCGCAGGATTTAGCGGTATCGCTGGGCTCCTCGTCGCCGGTGTCGCTGTTCGATTCTGGATACAACTGAAACGAAACCGAACAATAAACTAATGACAAGTGACATGCAACACCCATTGAATGATCAATGACAACAGCGCACGGATCTATTGGTCGGGGTCGATATATTGGGGGGTCTTTACTTCAGCCCGAAGTCACTGATGAGACCGTAGAGGATATTAGTCGGGGGCATTATCCGGATTCAGCCCTAGCCACTTGAGTTGTTTTTTTGCATAAGTAGAAGCAAGACTTTAGGTGTGTCATAAGTCATTGATATATAAGGCGTCTTCTCTGTAAGACGTTTTCTGTCATTACTTGACCAATGAGTAGGGGTAAGGCTAAAACGCCTCAGAGGGGCTCAGAATGCGTCTAATGGCTGTCAAGCATTAAGTGATAAATATTTAAATCTCAATGCATAAAGCATGTCACATGTCAACGTTGACAAGTCATACCTTTCTGTGCAAGGCGAAATCCGTCCGGTAGAATCCGGTCATCAATCATTGAAGGATGAATAGACATGGCAGCCAGAGACATGACCCCGAAACAGTTGCACTTCTGTCGGTGTGTGGCGTCAGGGATGACCCAAGCAGATGCATACAGGGAGGCATACGAGCCCTCGGACTCAACCACGGCTGCAAGCATTCATACGCTAGCGTCAAGGCTAATGGGACAGGTTGAGATTAGGTCAAGGGTGGACACGTTAATCGCTGCTAGAGAGCGCGCTGTTGCAGCTTCTGCCCTCTCCGACAGGGACAAAGTTCTGAGCAAGCTGCGCGGCTGGATGGATTCCGCAGAGCCGACTGACTCAACCAAGCTGAGAGCGGCTGAGCTGCTCGGTAAAGCTGCCGGCCTGTTCACCTCGGAGATCAACGTCACGACTAAGGAGCGGGATGCATCAGAGGTGGCCGCTGAGCTGGCCCAGAGGTTGGCTGGCCTGAGCTGGGAGGGAGTTGATTCGACCCATGCTCGGAAGGATGACGACGACCTGCATTGATCGGAGGTCGATGGGCCTTTTTCTGTGCAGGATCGGGCCCACACACACCTACCCCCACCCCCCCCTAACGCGGGCCGTACCCGCATATATATATACATAGTAATACACTCAGATAATTACCTTTTTTTCTGACAGAAAACATGTAACATGTAACTTGTCACCCCTTTTGTTTTCAACTTTAAGCAAGGAGTCCCATGCCCCAAAAATATTTTTCAAATTTTTGACTTAGTTGTTTGACTTATCTGTCAAGGGGGGGCAATATGGTAGAATCAAAGTGACAACTGTGTACTAAGTAGGCTACTTAACAAAGTAGTCTAGGTCGTTTCCCTTGAAGGGAACGACACTCAGGAATCATTATCTTAGAAGTCTGCTAGTAAGTAGCCTACTAAGTATAAGTAGGCAACTAAGACTAAGTAGAGGGCTAAGTTTTAAGTATGGCTATCGAAGATCGAATAGATCCAGACCTTTTAAAGAACATTGATCAGCTACCAGCTAAGGATCAAGAAGAAATTCTTATTCTTTTGGAAGAGCTGGAAGATGCTGAGAAAAAAGAAAAGGCTAGGCAAACCTTTATGGGGTTCGTCAATAAGGTTTGGCCGGCTTTTATCGAAGGTCGACATCATAAGATTATGGCCGATGCCTTTGAAAGAGTTGCTAGCGGTGAACTTAAAAGGCTTATAGTGAATATGCCACCAAGGCATACCAAGTCTGAGTTTGCATCGTTCCTTCTTCCAGCATGGTTCTTAGGTAACTACCCTGAGAAGAAGATAATTCAATCCGCTCACACTGCAGAGTTATCTGTTGGGTTTGGGCGTAAAGTTAGAAACCTTGTAGACAGTGATGACTACAAGTCCATATTTCCAAATGTGCTGTTGAGGTCTGACTCCAAGGCCGCTGGTCGCTGGAGTACCAACAAAGGTGGTGAATATTTCGCTATTGGTGTTGGTGGTGCCGTCACCGGTAAAGGCGCGGATCTTCTTGTTATCGATGACCCTCATAGTGAGCAAGAAGGTCAAAGCTCTGACCCTTCCGTCTTTGACCGTGTATACGACTGGTATACTTCTGGGCCTCGACAGCGCCTCCAACCCGGAGGATCTATTATCCTTGTTATGACTCGCTGGCATAAGCGGGACTTAACTGGGCAAATTCTTAAGTCATCTTTGCAAAGAGTGGGATCGGATGAATGGGAGCTTATAGAGTTCCCGGCTTTAATGCCTTCAGACGAACCCCTCTGGCCTGAGTTCTGGCCTAAAGATGAACTGGAAGCTTTAAGAAACGAACTACCCGCTCCAAAATGGAACGCTCAATATCAACAAAACCCTACGTCAGAAGAGGGTGCGTTGGTTAAAAGGGAGTGGTGGAAAACTTGGGAAAGAGATAAGCCGCCAATGTGCGAGTTTATTATTCAATCTTGGGATACCGCGTTTCTTAAAACACAAAGAGCCGACTTCTCTGCATGTACAACGTGGGGAGTGTTCTATCATCCGGACGGGTCTGGTATTGAACAGCCAAATATTATTCTTCTTGACGCGCACAAGGAAAGGCTAGAGTTCCCAGAACTGAAGAAAACAGCTTATGAAATGTGGGTTGATTGGCAACCTGATGCTTTTATCGTAGAAGCAAAGGCTGCAGGAACGCCGTTAATATTTGAATTAAGGGCAATGGGTATTCCAGTTTCCGAGTACACCCCGTCCAGAGGCAACGATAAAATTTCTAGGGTAAACGCTGTGTCGGATCTTTTTGCGTCCGGCATTGTTTGGGCACCTGAACTAAGGTTTGCAGAAGAAGTAATTGAAGAGTTTGCAGCATTCCCATCAGGGGAGCATGACGATCTCGTTGACTCTTCTACTCAGGCATTGCTTAGGTTCAGACAGGGTGGATTCCTAAAGCTAAACAGTGACGAGGAAGACGAACCGTTTTACCCAAAGAAGGCTAACTACTACTAATGGCGTTTTTACAAAGCAACATACCCTACTTTAAATGCTGGGTTCGCAAAGAATACACCCATAACAATCAGAAGTATCATGGAGAATTTTTGCATGCAATGGTCGTGGCTGTTACAACCATGCCGAAGAGATGCTTAAGCTTTCAAGTTATTTTTACTGGCGCTGAAACTTACGATGACGAAGAGCAGCAGAATGTTCATGGCGGGGCAATGTGGGCTAGGATGCCAATCACCGCTTTGGTAGGCGACACTCCTTTTGAGGAGTGGCCTAAAGAATTGCCTGTATGGGCAGCGCAGCCTTGGGATTGTATGTCTCACACTCATGCAGTTTATCAGATAGAAAGAGCAAGTCCTGCGCCTTGGATGGCTAAAGTAGACGGTGAGTTTTATCCCGCAAAGTATTATTTTACGGTAGACTATACCGACAATGAAGTGGCGGATGATCCAGCACAACACAAACAAAGTCATGTGTTAGAGTTGCTTGATGCCGGAGAGTACACGGGAAATATTGTGGCGCTACCCAATAATAGGGTTAGAGTTACGCATCCAGCTTGGTTTGAAACTGGAGTTGGCGCTCCAGACTTTAGGCCTAATCAAAAAACCTACAACTCGAAAGATGATGTAGAGTATGTTCATGACACAGAGCGGGTTTTTAACAACCTGTACAGTGAGGATTAAATGAAAAAAACTAAAAAAACCAAGAATTATATGGTCGGAGGTAAGATCAACAAAATGTCTAGTGGTGGCAAATTAAAAATGACCACTAACAAGCAGGGTAAAGAGGTTCCTTTCTTTGCTGCTGATGGCGTTGGTAAGATGAGTGCTGGCGGAGAAGTTCCGACAACTAAAGGTTACTTTAGGGGCGGTAGGACTGGGGGCATTGATACCACTAAAGGTATGCCTGTTGGTGGTGTAGCTATGGCCAAAGGTGGTAAAACCGGGGCTAAAACAATAGCTCGCGGATCTGGCGCAGCAAGGCCTCAGCCTTTCGGAAAGAATGGCTAATGGCTATTGATAGAACTCTTCGCTCCAATCCTTTAGTAGGAGAAGGAGGGGATATTGAGATTGAAATAGAAAACCCTGAGGCTGTCTCCATTGAGACAGAAGATGGCGGGGTTATTCTGGATTTTGATCCTGACGCAAGCACTTTAGCATCGCTAGGAATGCTTCCTCATGACGCTAATCTTGCTGAGATTGTTAAGGAGTCAGAGCTAAATGTAATGGCATCTGATCTTATCGGGCAATTTAAATCAGATAAGGAAAGTCGTGCAGACTGGGAAAGAGCCTACGTTGACGGTTTAGATCTTCTTGGGCTAAAGAACGAAGACAGAACAACGCCGTGGGACGGCGCTTGCGGAGTCTTTCACCCATTGTTGTCTGAAGCTGTAATTAAATTTCAGTCGCAAGCGATACAAGAGCTTTTTCCAGCAAGCGGCCCTGTAAAAACATCCGTTGTGGGAAGCTTGACTGATGATAAAGAGAAGCAAGCTTACAGAGTTCAAAACTACTTAAACTACCTTCTTACTGAAAAGATGACGGAGTATCGATCTGAAACAGAAAAGATGCTGTTTTCTTTGCCGTTAGCTGGCAGTGCATTTAGAAAAATCTATTACGACCCTAGCATGGGCAGACCTTGCAGCATGTTTGTTCCTGCGGAAGATTTCGTTGTCAGCTATGGAGCATCTGATTTAACAACATGTGAAAGAGCTACTCACATAATGAAGCGGACTTCTAATGAAATCCGAAAGCTTCAGGTTTCAGGCTTTTATAAAGACATAGAACTTGGGGCACCTTCTAACAATGTTGACCCAATAGAAGAAAAATACAATAAGTTAACTGGCGATAGCTCGAGTTACGACCTTGATTCAAGGCATACCATCTTAGAGGTGCAGGTAAACCTAGATCTTGCGGGGTTTGAAGATGAAGAAGGCGGAGAGCCTACAGGTATAGCTTTACCCTATGTTGTTTCTATCGACTTAGGGTCTAGAGAAATTTTGTCTATACGCCGGAACTGGTATGAAGACGATAATTTAAAAACTAAGCGAGAGCATTTCGTTCATTATCAGTACAT